ACCAGCCAATAAATGGCCTCCACCCAGAAACAAATATTGATCTGTGTCCGGCTTCTTTGACATTTACATCGAGTTGTTTTTCAGCTAACTTTTGCTGAATACGTTGCATTAAAATCTTTTTATCTAACTTCTCTTCTTCTGATGTATGAAGTGAATCTATTACCGAAGCTACTTGTTTAAGAGCCCCGTCTTTTCCACCAAATAAACTTCCTAAAACTTGTAATACCATATTATGCTCCTAGCATGGATAAAATACCAGCTGTGTTAGGATCCATTGCAAAAGCTTTTGATCCTTGTCCTAGTTGCATTAACATATTAGATGCTTTTTGTGAAGCGTCAATTCCTCCCATACGTGGGTCCATCATTGCCGTATTTAATTGATTACCCGTACCTCTTCCTTTCATAAAACTTAATGGATGCATTCCTCCTCCAAAACCTGAACCTGAACCTGAACTTGAACCGTAACCATAATTTTGGTTTTGATTACTTTGTTGCGCTTCGTTGTTTGTTTGCGTATCATAATATTCTTGTACTTTTTCATCGTAAGATCCAGTAGGATTATTGTAGTTATCTAATAAATGTTTCCCTTGTCCAGTCATTATAAAATCACCATTTGAAGTAGTTGTAGGTTGTCCGGAACCGGTCATTGAAATAATTGAAGGAAGACCAAATTTTGCAACCCATTCACTAGACCCTGGCGTTACACCATTTTTTATTAATTTTTGCCCTTCAAAACTTTTTTCAAATCCAGGATTAGATGCTGCAGCTTGTATAGCTAATTCCCATGTTTCATCTGACATGTTACTAAGATCTATGTTATCGCCATAAATAGTAGAAACATTTTGTGGTTTAGTAGAAAAAGTATTAACTTCAGGAACAGATATTGTTCCATTATCTAAAGTAGTAATACCTGCATTATTATTAGGAGTACCAGCATTAATTAATGCGTCATAATTAATATTATTGTTGTTATTGTTATTATTATTGTTGTTATTATTACCATAATTACGTCCAGGAGGTCCAGAACTTCCGGGAGAATTAGATGAAAAATTTGTTTTTCTTTGTCTATGATCGTAACCTGGCATTAAATTATACCCATTTCTTCTGCAGCTTGTTTTTGTCTTAAAACTTTATCAATATAAGTTTTATCATTTCCATAAGATTCAGTAAATTGTTCTATAGTTATAGGCGCGCCCATTTCATATATTTCTTTTCCATATAAATAATTCCACGCATTGTTTATATCGTCTTGAGTTGATACTTCTGTTATAGTATTATCAATTGGAGACTCATATTCAAACCCTGGGCTTCTAGAAACAACATCTAAAATTCTATCTGTTGTAATCCCTTCTCCAGCAGATTCTTCAATAGAGTCCGCAAATTGGCTAATATCTTGTTCCGGTAGTAAATCTACAATTCCTGATGTAGGTAATAATGTACGGTCAATTAATTTTCTTTTTCTTTTAGGTAATACTGCTCTAAGTGCATTAGCACCTGGAATAAAACGAGATCCAGCATTCATTAAAGATTCTAAACCAGTTGCAAAAGGAAATTCTTTTTTATAAAAATCTTTTCCTTCTTGTCCAAAATTAGGAAAATAATTTACTTCTGGTGCCCTAACAGCTGCAGGATTAGGATATTTTTTTGCTGGAGTTAAATCTCCTACCATTGTTCTCATATCTCCAAAAAATCCTTGTGATTTTGCAGGATCTTGAAATAATGTTCTACCTGTTCTTCTTGCTCCAGCTGGAAGACCAGATGTATCAATCATTTGTGCACCGCCACCGCCTTTAACGGCGTTCATCATCATTTGGTACATGTTACGGTTTTCTTTTTGATCCGTGGTAACAGCAGGTATAACTTTTAAAGTATCTTTTACTTTAGAAAGGTTATCCCTATTTAAATAAAATTCTTTAGGTTGAGACATTGCCCAATTTGCATTACCAAAAGTATTTCGGTTTTCCCGTGCTGCGTTAACAGCACGGATGCCTTGATTAGCTACATAAGCTGCACGAGCGTCATTTACCATTACGCACCGACAACTGATTTAAGTATTATTACTACTACAAGGGCAACAATACCGGCTTTTACCCAGTCTTTGATTCCCCAGTCGCTCCACTCTTTCAAGTGAGCCCATAGATCTTTTAATAACTTCATATATCCTCCTAATGAATAGTAGGTTTAAATTGTTGAATGAACTCTTCCGTTTCAACAAAACTATCCGCCACAGTCTCAAACATGTGGGCAGTACCTTCTATACCTAATGCCGAAACATACAAGTTTCTTGTAACTGCCATTAAAGCAGATGCAATAAGAATAGCGTCTTCCGGTGATTTTTTTATTTCTTCATTTACTAACTCTTCTGCTTTTTTCATCACATCAGTAATTTTATTTATTTTTAGAATCATTATTTTTCCTTGAATTTTCACGAGCTATTTTTTCCTGGGTTTTATCTTTCATTGCTTCTCTTGTGGTAATAATACTTTCTTTAAGCATTGCCATTTGAGCGGATGTTCTTTGCTCATCAACATTAGCCGAAGCCTTCATGATGTCAATAGCCGTGTTAGCTTCTAGTTTATCTCTTTCAAGGTCTAATTTTTCTGAATCTATAGCCATATCTTTTTGTAAACGAGCAGTTGTTTCCATAGCTTTTAAATCAATTTCTTGTTGCTTTAATTTAATTAATGGATCTTGTTGCTCTTTACTCATACGTGCTTCTTCATCAGCAGCTAATTGTTTAGTTAATTCCGCTTCCATTTCTGCTGTAGTTGAAGCAGCTTCGTTTAATAATTTTTCTTGTTGTTTTTCTAATTGCTGCATAGCTTGTGGGTTTTGTTGAGCTTGCTGCATAGCCTCATTCATTTTTTGCATTTGATCACGGTATTGTTCTTCCGTTTGTTTTTTAGCAATAGCTGCAACATGGTCAGAAACATGTCCTTGTAACATTGCGTACAATTGAGGATTAATTTGAACCATTCGTGTAAACATATATTCAGCGTGTGCTTGAATATGAGCCATATGATTTTGTTGTGGAAACACTACGGGTTCTTGGCCTTTCATTGCAGATGAATTTTCAGATGCCGGACCAGTTGGAATTGGGTCTTCTGGATCAGGTTTTAAAATAGCATCAACATTATCAATACCCATTGCCATGTACATTCTTCTGTAAGCTTCTCTAATGTTATGTAATTGAGGAGCCGCATTGGCTAATTGTAATTGTTGTTGTGCTAATGTAATTCTTTGCGCCATAGAAAATATATTAGGATCAGCTACAGGCAAAATATCAACACGATCATCAAAATCTTGTTGTTTAATCATACGATTACCACCTACAACATTATAAGGGTATTCTGGTGGAGTATACAATTGAAAACATTTAGCTAACAAACTAAATTCTTCTCTTTGTGCAGAATATAAACGTTTGTGAATAGCGCTCATAACTTTAGTTCCGCGTTCTAAAATAGCTAGTGTAGTTCCTACAGGATTCTGTTCATTACCTTCACCCATTTTCATATCTGCAATAGCTGCAAAAGATTTTCCTGCATCAACAGAAAATCCTAGTAATTGGAATAAAGTTGCACTTGGTTCTTTGAAAGGAAGAGGCATTAAAGATTCTCTAATAGAAGTACCTGTTACATCCACGTCTCTAAATTCACCTGGTTGAATAGGTTTATCGTCCTCACGTATACGCATGCCCCTAGCTTTAAAACCTGCTGGTAAGTTAGCCAGAGTACCCGCATCAATCAATTGTCGTAAAACACTTGTTGCAGTTCTTGATAAACCACCTAACATGTGTATTAAACCAAAGCCGTAAAATCCTAATCCCGGTAGAAATTTAAAATGTACAAAGTATTCATTCTTTTTAAAATTTAAATCTTTTTCTTTCCAGTTTCTTTTTATCGAAAGTATTCTAGATGAGTACTGATCAATTGTAATAATGTAAGGAAGTTTAATTCCTGTTTCATCTTCAAAACCAGGAACGTCTGCATTAACATGCATTTCTAAAATCATATGTTCATCATCATCATTTGGAAGAGTAGGAGTAACACCTTGAAGCTCATTTATTTTTTCTTGTACTTCATTTACGTTTTCTACTTGACCAGAAGATATAGGAACATCCATATAAAAACCAGAGACCTGTAATTTTTTAATTTCATTTGCTGACATTTTAACACAATGTGTTACACGTTCAGCTTGCTCTAAGTCTGTTGCTAAATAATTAATAACTAAATCTTCACTAGCTATAAATTTAGATACGCATCTTTTTAATAATTCATCATAATAAACTTTTTTAAAAGCGGAGCCGGACAAAGGTAAATAAAATAATAATTGATCCATTTCTGGGTCAAACTCTTTCATTACAGTTGTAATCTGATAATTCATGTAATGTTTTACACGTTCAGCTTGAGCTTCAATTTCTGGTGTTATTTCACCAATAATTTGAGTACGTACGGGGCCGCTTGGGGGGAGGAGTTCCTTATAAGCTTGTGCTTGAAACTGTGTAACAGATTCAGCTAATAAGGGATGTACGACCCCGGACGCTCCTTCGAAGGGTTGTGTTCGGTTTTCATATTTGAATCCCAACATATCAAGGCCTTTGATATAGGTATCTTCCCAATCTTTCCTTGAATATTTATCCGCTTCGAATGCATTTACCAAATCACTAGAGAATTTGGATAACTCGTCATCTGAAATATATTCAGATAAATTTGCGTCAAATGGAACATTAGAATGGTCAATTTGTTCTACGTCTGTTATTTGTTCTGCACTTCCATCTTCCATCATTTCAAAACCATCAAATTGAACATTACTTTCCAATTCAATTTCTTGTCCTACTGGCTCTACTTCTAAAGCCGTGTCAATAGCAGCTAGTGCTTTTTCTATTTGATTTTTACTATCGTCTA